GCTATCCCATGCGGCGTTATGATGCTGGGCAATTCCGATATCGTCGAACAATACCCAAGCCATTGCCGAGCTTGCCCAAGTAATAAGGTTTGCTTTGCTTGCGCCGATTGATGCGATCACACCAGTCTCTGTTTGTACGTGGATCATGTAAGATGTCATTCAATTAACTCCTATAACAAGGTCACACGCCGCGACCCTTGCAATCAACATAAGGATATGACCGAGTATAACAACCCCAAAAGCGACAAATAAGGGGGATTGATTGCAATTAAAATCACACCATCACACTGGGCAAACAGCCAAGCAAAACGCCCAATCATCCCTTTGTTCACGTTTTGATCGTGCTCTGTTGCCCCTTTGTCGTGCCGCAAGTTTTTGTTATCGAGTACCAATGGGCTTGATTGCACGACAAAAGGCCAACCAAACGGGAACAAAACAGGAACATCGACTCGGGGGGGGTTCGACGATGCGGGGGGCCGCCGCGCGCGTAGGGAGGCAATTTTCCCGAAATCGAATTTTGGGATCGAGCCTTACTTTTGGAAATCGGATTTCCAGTTCGGTATGGCTCATCCATAATCTGAACCGACCATATCCGGCCGAAATTCCCCCTTGCTACGCGCGGGGTCGTATGCTAACTTGGCCGGAGGAGGGCTAACTCATGCCACGCACAGAAGTAGAAATAGAAGGACTGGACGAGATCGCGAACTCCCTTGGCTTGCGGACTGTCGGAAACGTACCCTCGCTAACCTTTGCCTACTCCCGCGACCTGTGCGCCGACGACATGGAGTGCCTGAAAGAGATGCGCGGCTCAACCGCCCCTCCGTTGAAGAAAATCCGTGAGCGGCATCACGCCCTTGCCCGTGGGCTGGCCTCTGGAATGTCCCCGCAAGAATGCACCGCAGTCTATGGCTATTCCAATTCGCGCATCAGCATCCTTCAAGCCGATACAGCCTTTGGCGAACTGATCTTGTTCTACCGGAACGCGGCAACTGAGCGCTACGTTAACGGCGCAGTCGCTATGACGGAACTGCACTTGGATGCGGCCGAGGAACTCCGCGAGCGTTTGGAAGACGATCCAGAAAGGTTCTCCGAAAGCGCGCTGATGGAATTGATGAAACTCACTGCCGATCGCACGGGATTGGGCGTCAGTACGAAAACGACCACCGACATCAAAATCGGTCTCGGCGATCGACTGGACCAAGCCACAATCCGCGTACAGAAAATGCGCGACGTAACCCCTGACCCACGGGACATCGAGCATGAGTGAGTCCGACGCAGCCATCGAGTTACTTCTCGAGTCCTTGGCCAAGTACAAAGACGATCCGTATGGCTACGTTCTGTTCGCCTATCCTTGGCGCGAGACTGGCCCTCTTGCCGATTATTCCGGCCCCGAGCCTTGGCAGAAAGACCTCCTCCAATCCCTCGGAAATGGCCTAGTCACGATCAGTGAAGCCATCACCGCTGCCCGCGCCTACGACGAGGAAGTCGAATGCCAGCCCCTTCTATACGGCATTACCTCCGGCCACGGTATCGGCAAGTCCGCCTGCGTTAGCTGGATCATCGACTGGGCGCAATCCACTATGGTCGATACCAAGGGCGTCGTTACCGCCAACACGGAAAATCAGCTAAAGACTAAAACGTGGGCCGAGCTCGCCAAGTGGCATCGCATGTCCATCAGTAAGATGCTCTTCAAAATGACTGCCACCGCCCGCTTCTCAATCGACCCCGACCACGAGAAAACTTGGCGGATCGACATGGTTCCTTGGAGTGAGAAGAACACGGAAGCGTTCGCGGGCCTGCACAACAAAGGTCGCCGCATCCTGATCATCTTTGACGAAGCGTCTGCTGTCGCGGACATGATCTGGGAAACGACTGAGGGCGCACTGACCGACAAGAATACTCAAATCATCTGGTGCTGCTTCGGCAACCCGACTAAGAACAGTGGCCGTTTTCGCGATTGTTTCGAAGGGGGCCAATTCGCCCACCGTTGGCAATCCCGCGCAGTTGACTCGCGCGAAGTATCAATCACTAACAAGACGCAAATTCAGAACTGGATTGACGACTATGGTGAAGATCATGATTTTGTGCGTGTACGTGTTCGCGGCATGTTTCCTCGCATTGATGCTAACAGCTTTATCTCATACACTACGGCGATGGAAGCGGCCGCGCGCGAGGTCCCTGATACTAATGAGGCGCCAGTTGTACTCGGCGTCGATTGCGCGAGATTTGGCGACGATGCGAGCGTCATTTACCCACGCCGAGGACGCGACGCTCGAACCCTCCTCCCCCGCGTCTACCGAGGACTGAGCACAACCCAACTGGCCGCGCGAGTATTCGACGCCTATATGGATTTGGGCGCTGTCTGCATCTTCGTTGACGGGGGCGGTTTGGGCGCTGGAGTAGTCGATACCCTCAACGACATGGGCGCGCCCGTATACGAGGTTAGCTTTGGCGCGAAAGACGACGAGCCCGACGACGGCCCTGCCCACACCAGAAAGAAATACAACAACAAGCGCGCCGCTATCTGGGGCCGTATGGGCGATTGGCTACCTCGCGGATGTATCCCAACCAAAATCACAGGTTTGGAAAACGATCTAACCACCGAGCTGGCTGGACCAACCTACACCTACGTCCGCGAGGATTTCATTCAGATGGAAACCAAGAAGGACATGAAACGCCGAGGCCTACCGTCGCCTGACGCATCCGATGCGCTCGCTTGTACGTTCGCCTCCCCATCCCTGATCCCACTAACCCAATCGACTTCTGCGGACCACTACGAAAACAGTCCGACAGCCGAGCCAGTAAAGGAAAATTCCTATGCGTAAACGCCCTAAAGCCCTGAAACCAGCGCCAATCGTCAAACCTGCTTCCACGCCCACTCCGGCGAGTTTCATTTCCGCGACCAACCCTGCCAGTGGCAAGGGCCAACGCCCGAACAAACTGTCCTACAATCCCGCGCTGCGCGACACCTCAACCCGCACTAGCGCCCCTTCATTGCTGAGTGGTGTCTAAATGTACGATACAACGGAAAAGCCAAACTACACCCTCGTGAAAATCCAAAAGGATCACTGGGCGATTGTTAAAAAGATGGACCTCGAGCGGAACATGTGGTTCAACCACTGGCGCGAGATCAGTGACTACTTCCTTCCGCGCCGCTATCCAACCCTACAGCGGAAAAAGGAAACCACGAGCGCAAACCGCCGGAACACCAAACTGCTTACGAGCGTGTCCACAATCGCGCTTCGCACTTTGGCCTCGGGCATGATGAACGGGATCACCTCCCCGTCGCGCAAATGGTTCGGCCTGAAGCTGGAAGGGCAAAAGAACGAAGAACTTTCCCGCGAGGCGACAATCTGGCTCGGCGATGCTTCTCGCCGCATGATGACTGTCCTTGCCCAATCAAACTTCTACACCTCGATCGCCCTCCACTATCTCGAGTGGTGCTCATTCGGCACGGCGTCAATGGGTATTGAGGAAGATTTCGACGACGTGATTCGCTGCTACAATTACCCGATAGGCGAGTTTTTCATCGCGCAAGACGCCTCAAACCGCGTTAACCGCCACGTCCGTCGCTTCACTCTAACCGTAGAACAGATGGTAGAAGAGTTCGGCGAAGAAAACATTTCGATCAAAGCGAAGCAGGAATTTAAAAAGGGCGGCGCTTCCCTCCTAACCGAATTTGAAATCATCCGCCTGATCGAGCCGAACAGAGAAGACGGCCTATCCAAACTGACCACCGACTTCCGTGAGGTGTTCTTCGAAGTGGGCTGCCAGTCAGGCACGTACCTCGGCGTTCGCCCTGTTTACGAGGCCAAGACTATTACGAACCGTTGGGAAATCCTTGGCAACGATAGTTACGGCACGTCCCCAGCCATGGACGCACTTGGCGACGTACAAGCCCTGCAACAGATGCTTGCTGAACGTGCCTCCGGCCTCGCCAAAATGGTCCGCCCAGCCCTGATCGTAGACCAAGCTCTGCGCAACCGTCCGAAAGCTTTGGGCGCTGGCGGGATCACTTACGCGTCAACCGCGAACAGTAACTTCGGCGCAAAAGCAGCCTACAACGTGCAAATCCCAATGGCCGATCTGCGCGAAGACATTACGAACTACACTATCTCTATCCGCGAAACGATGCACAATTCACTGTTCAACATGATTTCCCAGTTGGACACTGTGCGTTCCGCAACCGAGATCGACGCACGGCGCGAAGAAAAGCTGGTGCATCTGGGCCCAGTGCTAGAACGGTTCTACGACGAGGGGCTTAACCCAATCCTCAAACGGCTGTTCGGGATCATGAAACGGGGCGACTTGTTCTTGCCGATCCCAGACGAACTGGACGAAGCGTCAATCGACGTGGAATTTGTCTCGGTTCTTACCGACGCGCAGCGCGCATCTGGCACGATCACGATCGAGCGCTATTTGCAATTCGTTGGTAGCGCAGCTGCTGTCTGGCCGGAAGCCAAGTCAGTTCCGAACATCGACGAACTCATGCGCCAATACGCTGAAGACATCGGTATCAAGCCAGAGGGTTTGAATGACCGAAAAGCGGCGGGCGAAGTTAACGACGCGGAACTGGAAGCCGAAAATATGGCGCAATCCGCTGCGGTCGGCAAAGATTTGGCTGGCGGCGCAAAGGTACTATCCGAGACTGATGTAGGCGGCGGCATGAATGCACTGCAACAGTTAATGTAAATAAGCTATTGCCAGATGGTTCTATCTGGGATATGATGTGAGGAAGGCGGTAAAGTATGGCCCGAGAACTCGAAGACGAGGAGGACACCATGACTGATGAGGAGAAGAAATGGCTCCTCGAAGACGTAGGTAGAACAGCCGCAGCGTTTGCGGAGATTGAAAAGTCTCCCAACCTGCGGTTCTTGTTCCGCGAATTACTATCAGCCTGTGGCGAGGGGCGAACCCCCTACGCTGAAACGGCGACCGAAACAGCCCGACTATGTGGGCGGTACGAAATCTTAACCGAACTGAGGGCTGAAATGTCCCTGCACTCGCAGTCGCTCTACAGTTCATTAATTCAGGAGACTGACGATGAAACTATTTCTCGATATGGTAGGTAAGCACCTGCGGCCCGTTTGGGAAGCAGAAGACGAAACTGGCGGCGGAAGCATGATCTCGACTGGCGGCGAAGAAACAACCGAGAAAACTACCGAAGAAGAAACGACTGAGGAGAAGCCTGAACTTAACGAAGACGGTACTCCGAAAGAAGTTGGAAAAACAGAAACTGCTGAAGCGGAACCACTTACCGCCGAGGGCATTACCCTCCCAGAAGGTTTCGAATAGCCTGAAGAAACCATGACGAGTTTCCTCGAGCTGATAAATAACAAAGAACTGTCCTCCGCCGATCTGGCGAAAGGGCTTATCGAATTGCAAGTTAATTCCCAAACGGAGGCGAACAAGGCGGCTGATGCTGCCAATGCGACCCTATGGGATGAAACGCAAAAAACGTGGAAAGACGCTATAAAAGCACTCCCCGAATTGGGCGGTGAAAATACTAGTCAGACTTTATCCACGATCAAGAAAGGGGTTGCTGCAAATTGGCGCTACAGACGATACGTTTAAGGCGTTCGATCTTACTGGCGCGGGTAACAACCCCGAGATTGTCAAGGTACTTCACGCCCTGACAAAAGACCTGCAAGAGGGCGGCGATGTCACTGGAGGGCAGTCGCACCAAACATTAACCCAAGCCGAACGTATGTACGGCACAGCTGAGTAAGGAATAAGATTATGGCGGTTCTTGATACCAAGTTCCCAACATTGCTGGACGTTGTTAAAGCAACGGACCCAGACGGGAGCATCGCGGTTGTCGCGGAAATCCTCAACGAAACAAATGAAGTCCTTGACGACTGGATGATGATGGAAGGTAACTTGGTTACTGGTCACCGTTCAACCATTCGCACAGGCTTGCCAGACGTTACGTGGCGTCAGCTTTACGGCTACGTGCAGCCAAGCAAATCGACTCGCGGTCAGGTCACAGACTCGACTGGTATGTTGGAAGCATACGCCGAGATCGACAAAGCCGAAGCTGACCTCAACGGGAACACTTCTGCCTTCCGCCTGTCGGAAGATCGTGCGTTCCTTGAGGCAATGTCGCAAGAAGCCTCGAACACGTTGTTCGCTGGTAACTCGTCAGTCAACCCAGAACGCTTCCACGGCCTGAACGTGCGTTACAACGATCTGTCCGCTGCAAACGGCGAGAACATCATCGACGCTGGCGGTACTGGTTCTGACAACGCATCCATCTGGCTCGTCGGTTGGGGTTCACAGTCTTGCTTCGGTATCTATCCGAAGGGTTCGACTGGCGGCTTGCAAATGAACGACAAAGGTCAGGTTACGATCCAAGAACCAAACGGCGCAGGTCGTATGGAAGGCTACCGGACGCACTACCGCTGGGACCTTGGCTTGGTTGTCAAAGACTGGCGTTTCGTTGTTCGCATCGCAAACATTGATCGCAGCTTGCTGCTCGCAGATGCATCAACAGGCGCAAACATTCCGCAATTGATGTTTGAAGCTGAAGAGCGTATTCCGAACATGAACGGCGTGAACCTCGCGTACTACATGGATCGCACTGTCCGCAAGACAGCACGTCAGCAGTACCAGCTGCTCACCAAAGACTCGACCCTGAAGTGGGAAGACGTCGGAGGTCGCAAGACAATGACAAACGGTGCTGGCATTCCAATGCGCCGCGTTGACAGCCTCAAGGTCGACGAAGCCCGCGTAGTCTAAGCGAAAATTAGGCGGGGCCAATAACGGTTCCGCTAAACCCATTTTGTCTTAGGAGTAAAAGACATGATTACCGATAAACTTTCTACCTTTGCGCTGGGATTGGCGCTTAACACAGGCGGTGCTGGCTCGTACCTTCTGGGCGACGTTATGGACCTGCAAAATGTTCGCGACATTGGTCAGGGCGAGAATATATATCTCGTCGTATCCCTGCCGACTGCCGCGACTTCTGGCGGTTCCGCCACGGTCTCGTTCAGCCTCGTTTCGGATGCGCAAGCAGCCATTGCGACTGACGGTTCGGCCACAGTCCACGCGACTTCACCTGTCTTCGCAGTCGCAGACATGACAGCGGGCCGCAGAGTTCTGGTCTTCGCACTGCCGCAAGAGGGCAAAGGGTATGAGCGGTATCTCGGCGTTTTGCAAACGACCGCTGTTGCTGCTTTGACTGGCGGTACGGTAAATGCTTTCCTGACGCCTGTGGCGCAGAACTGGAAAGCCTTCACTGAGGCGACTAGCTAATGGGCGATAAAGCAAAACGCCCTGCAGGCTGGTATCGTTTGCGCGGAGCTTTCTGGAATGGTTCTGTAACCTGCACAGCGGGCTCCGTGCATCACTTCAAAGAGGGTGCGTCTCCTTCTTCGGCAACTCAGATTGAAGAGCCCGAAATCGAAGAGCCGGAACTCGATTTGAAGGAATCAGATGCCGACGCGGTAGGGACAGCCGCGCCAGCCGCCAAGGCCAAGAAGTAACTTAAGGGGAACCAGCAATGGCACTAAGCGTAGTAGACATATGGAACCGAGCACTTAGTGCTGCCTCCTCAAAAGGTTATATTTCATCGGAAGATGAGATTAGTCGGGAGGCAGACCTCTGCCGGATTTGGTATCCCGTCGCGAGACAAACGGTACTGAAATCCGCTTCTTGGCCTTGTGCCAAAAAAGATACTCGTCTCGCTCTGCTTTCAACGCGGACTGAGGCGAGTACATGGTTCGATATTGATCCAGCGCCCGGATTTAAATATCGTTACCTCGAGCCATCGGATGCGCTCGCTCCCCGTTACCTGCATAGCTATATGCGGTTTGAACGCGGCGTAGACACCGACCAAAAAATTATCGACACGAATGTAGAACAGGCGATTTTGCGCTACACTCGTGACGTGGAAAATGTCACCCTGTGGGATGCGGGGCTTCAAGACGCTGTTGCCAATACCCTTGGCGCGCGACTTTCCCTCGACCTTACGGGCAAGTCTTTTGTCCACGATCGACTGGTCCGCACGGCGCAAGAAATTGTACTGAACGCGCAAACAGAAGTGGCCAACGAGCAAGACGAGATCATCGACGACATTCCTAGCTGGGTTGCCATTCGCGGCTATTCCGGCGAGATGCCCGTCAATCGGTATTTCTACCCAGTCACGCAATTCAATGGGATCGTAGCATGACAACTGACCCGTCAGTAAACTATGCGTTTGTCACTGGCGAAGTCAGCCAAGACTTTTACGCGCGGACAGATTTGAACAAGTACCCTTTGGGGCTGAAAGAGGCTACAAACTTCTTCGTCGATTTTCGCGGCGGGATCATTTCCCGTCCTGGCGATGTATACAAAGTGCCGCTATTTGACACTGATGAGAAAGCGCGCCTATTCAGGTTCCGTGCGTTTGACGACGACTACGTGCTGGTGTTTGTAAATTCCGCCATGTTCGTGTTTCGCCAAAACGGCTATGTGCTGAACGCGGCGCAGACAGTCACCACGCTCGCCGACGCAAACATAACCATCGGCGCAGATAGCGGGATTTGCCCCTTACTAACTATCGCAGGCCACGGTTACACGACTGGCGATTACATCTACACAGGCAATCTTTTCGACGCGCCGGAACTGCGCAATCGGCATTTTAAAATCCTGTTCACAACCACGAACACGATTACAATCAGCCCTATTGAAAACGGCCCGTTTCTCGACGCTAGTTCGCTAACCAACGTGGCCGGAAATGCTGTCTCAAGCGTTTACCAGATCGCGACTGGGATCGTCGTTGCAGACGGAAACGATCTGAAATTCGAACAGCACAAAGAGCGGGCAGTAATAACCGCACTTAACGGTACGCGGAAAGAACTCACGTTTGCTGACTCGGACAGCTGGTCCATCATCGACATCCCCAATGTCAGCCCTCTGGTTGCCCCCGCCGTTCCCGCACTAGCCACTTCTGGTTCCGGCACGGCTGGCGTTCTCTACGCGGTTTCGGCAGTGATCGGTGGGCAAGAAAGTCAGCTATCCCCAGTATTGGTGAAAGATAATATCGTTGACATTTCGGCCACTGCGGGTAGCTGGGTCGTAACTTGGGCGGCTGTTCCTAGCGCCGAGTATTATGTACTCTACAAATCGCTGGTCGCATCTAATGGCGGCAATTTGACTGGCGGCGAGTTCCTTGGCTTCGCGGGTATTTCCTACACAACCTCATTCACTGACGATAACATTGTAGCCGATTTTACGCGCGCCCCTGTAAGCGAGTACAACCCCTTTCGCGGCGGTACTGTTTACGAGGTATCCGTTACTGCAATGGGTTCCGGTTACGCTGCTACGGATGTAATCACAATCACGACTGGGGGCGGTACTTCTTTCTCCGCAAACCCACTGGTCAATGCTGCGGGCGGCGTAACTGGTGTTCGCGTTGTCAATGGCGGCGACGACTACGAATTGGCTAATTCGGGAACTACCCCTAACGGGTACGGTTTCGCAGTTACGGGTTCCGGCAGTAGTGCGACATTTTTCGCCAAGGCAACTCCGATCACGGGCCTCACCCCTAGATCATACAAGCGGTTTCAACAGCGTGACGTATACGCGGGGTCACTGAATTTTCCTATGTCGATTTGGGCAACCAGACCGGGCGCACCGAATGACTTTAGCGTGAGCCGTGTGCCAAACGCGGGTGACGGTTACGTCTTTGAAATCGACGACAATAATATCCAGCCCATTTTCCACCTTGTCGCACTTCGCAGTGGCCTGCTCGTATTCACGCGTTCCAACGTAAGCCTACTCCGCGCCGAGGAAGGTAAAGCGGTTTCGGCGGTCAACGCCCTCTCCGAGCCACAAGCGTACAAAGGTAGCTCAAACACCAACCCAGCCCAAATTGATCTGGACGTGGTTTTTGTCGAAGCGCAAAGCAGCGCGATCAACGCAATGATGTATACGGAATATACTAACGCGTTCAAACTGCAGGATATTTCAGTCCTAGCCAATCACTTGGTGAATGCCGATACTCGGATTACGCGCATGGAATGGGCTGCCGAGCCGAATAAACTTCTGCACTGCGTCCGGTCAGATGGCCGCATGGTTGTGGTCGCGTACGAGCGGCCTAATGAAATCTTCGCCTTCACTAGCTACGAAACGCAAGGCCGCTACATCGACTGCTGTGTTGCCTCAGTCGCGGGCCGTGACACTATTCACCGGATCATCAAGCGGCCAAATCCTGACGGATCGACTACCCAATTCCTCGAAGTTTCCTCGGAAGCGCGTTTGGTCAATCTCGAGGATAGCATCAACGTAGACAGTGCGCGGACACTGGAGCGCAATCTATTCGTTGGCGCAGTGTATCCGCAAGCAGTCACTGGCGAGGGCGTGGAAATCCTGTTTGAAAATCCTTCCGACGACGATGATATTCTAGCAGGCGATATTATCTTCCTCGGCGGCGGAAAGTTCCGTGTGGACTCTGTTGGCGCGCAGAAGGTTACAGGTAAATTCCTACGGGATATTACTGAAGTCTATCCGTACACCAGCCCGCCTCTCCCGTTCGATTTCGCAATTGCCGATGTAACTTGGGTTACGCCTGTTACAGTTGTTTCGAATCTTTGGAACCTCGAAGGCCGATCGGTGGACGTACTTGCTGACGGTAACGTCTATTCCGGCTTAACTGTTACTGACGGATCAATCACCCTTGAAGAACCTGCGTCTGTTATCCATGTCGGACTGCCCTATCTTTGCAAGGCCCGTACACTGAAGCCTACCTTCGCGCAACAAATCACTGAAGGCTTTCGCCGCGCTATCAAGAGTTGCGCGCTAGAATTGAAAGATACTCGTGGCCTGTTCGTCGGCGTAGAAGACGGTAGAATGTACGAAATGAAAGACGAACAGTTTACCAATTACGATAGCCCGCGCCCAGTTACTAACGGGACAAAAGAAATGTCGCTCGCCAGTGGTTGGGATTATGACAAGAGTATTGTGATCGAGCAACGCTATCCCCTCCCTGCGCACATCCTTGGCCTGCGAATTGACTCGATCGGGAGTGACACCTGATGCAGCTTGATAGCGTAGAAACTCTTCTCTCGGATGGCGCTTTTATCTACGACGATCCTGAGTACGACGGATTTCTCAAACTTACGCCTGAGATTTGGCGTATGTCGGAAGGGCCAGATACGATGGCCTACATCGGGGTTATGCAGAAAACGTTTTTGAGTATCGACAACTATATTTGGCTGGCTATCCCAGAAGATACGAATTACACTCGAAAGCAAATTCGGGAATGCCGCCAACTGGCTACTGATTTTTGTACGGCTCTTCTCGGGCGGGTACACGCGGAAGCGTCTATCTACTCGGACATGGATAACAAGTTCATCAAACTGTGTGGACTGTCTTACATGCAAACTGTCGATGAACGCAACCTATATGAATGGAAGAAATAATGGCGCAGGCAATTCCTCTCGCAATAGCTGCGGCAGCGGCGATTACTCCGGCAATGGTGGCTGGTGCCTCCGCAGTCATGGCGGGCGTAAGTTACATCAACGCGAAAAACGCCGCCGAGACTGAAGCGCGGTATGCAACTGCCGTGGCGCGAAACAATGCGCAAATCGCGACGAACAATGCGCAAAAGACTGTTGAAGAAGCGGCCATCCGTTCGCAGGAACAAGACATGCTCGCGCAAGGTGAAATGGGTTCGTTGCTGGCCCAGTCAGGCGCTTCGGGTCTAAGCCTCGGCGTTGGCAGCATGGGCTTGCGTCGTAAAAGCGCGAAGGAATTGGCTGCGAAAGATCGGGCAAATATTATTTACGAAGGTGAAACTACTGCCGCCAATTTCCGACAGCAAGCCGCCGACTCAATCACCGAAGGGCAAATGGCCACAGTTCGGGGCAAGAACAAAGTTACAGCCGCGAAGCTGAATTTCGGCAGTAGCCTGATTTCAACTGCTTCTACATTTAATGCGAACACTGTGAGAGGGCTTGAATAATGGCTATTGGTGAAGTACGGGTACGCGGCAATCGCCAGCAAAGCCAACGTAACGTAGGCAACTCCGACGCGTTCGGTTTTGGCATTGCGACTGCGTTTGAGGGCATGGCCCGTTCGACGGAAAATTACGGCAATTCACTCTTGGCGCTGCAACGTGCGCAGGAACAGCAAGAGGAACAGGATGAGCGGTTCAACGCCGATGTGGGCTGGGCTGAGTGGCAAGGCGCACGTGCACGGGAACAGATTACTCTGGTAAACGACGCGCCCGAAGAAGGCACCGGATTGACCAACGCGCGGACAGAACAACTCCGTGTCGTGCAAGAAGAGTTCCTTGTGTCTCTTCCCGAAAGTTTGCAAGAGGAGTATCGGGGCAAATCTGAAGTCGCAGTGCAAAACTTGGCTACCAGCACATTCGGCACTGAGTACGATCTGCGCAACCAATTCCAGTTGAAGACGATCCAAGACATTACGGGCTCACTCGCAGGCGACATTCTCGAGGGCGTTACTGACGCGGACAGTGCGATGGTCGTGGTTACGCAACTGATTAATTCTACGAATATTCCAGAAGCGAATAAGACTACCATGCTGGAAGCGGCCGAAACAGGCTTGCTATCCTCCGAGTTCCAATTGGTGCTGCAAGACGCTTTGGCGAACGAACTTCCTGTCGGAGAAGCTGACGGAAGCAACCCAGTTATGGCGGGTCTCGCACCTTGGCAGCGGGCTACCCTTAACACGATTGCGAAGCCTGAGAGTGGCGGCGCGTATAACATTCGCTACAATGGGCACGGTTCTGCGCCGGAACATTTCGACGACTACTCCGATCACCCGCGTATCTTTGTCGAGCGTCCTGACGGGCGCGTAAGCAGTGCCGCTGGTCGTTACCAATTCACGGCAACTGAGTGGGATCGGGTTTCGGGCATTATGGACCTGCAAGACTTCTCCCCGCGCAACCAAGATAGGGCGGCACTATTCCTAGCAGAGGAACGGTTCAACCGCCAAGTCGGTTCTGGCGAAGCGAACTTCCAACAGGTTATTCAATCTGGCGATCGTGCGCAACTGCTTAATGTCAAAGCCGCGCTCGAGGGAACTTGGGAAGGCTTTATCGGAATGTCTGACGATGATTTCCTCAACACATTCCAAGGTTCGCAGGGACTGAACGGTGGGGGTACGGGCAATTCCGAGGCGCCCGACTTGTGGACTGATCCACGCTACGAGGGGTTGTCCTTCGATGTCCGCGCAACACTGGCTAACGCCGCGCAACAAACACAAGCCCAGATCGATCAAGCAGTTGTGGAACAGAAGAAGGCTGCGGCTGTTCAATTACAAATCGGTTTGGCTGCGGGAATTATCGGCGAACGGGAAGTGATAGCTGCTGCTGCCAATGGGGATGTGCTGCAAGCTGATTTGCCTAGCCTGCTTACCAAGGTATCCGAAGAACGCGAGAACCGCCAGAATCTTGAACGGTTTACTGGGGCGTTGACTTCGGGCGCAGTTATTCTGGACACGCCGGAAAATCAATTGGCGGCTGCGACGTACATGGACCGGACGGGGATTACTCAGGGGCTTAGCGATAACGACCCTGCGGCTGCGCGTCGATTGGCGCAAGTATTCTCGGCGACTGGTATTCTGCCTGAGCGCGGTAACGATATGCTCGAGGGCATGTACAACAGTTCTGACCCCGCGAAAGTCAACTATGCGATGAGCACACTCAACCAGATGCGTGAAGCCAACCCACACGGATTTGCCACTGGGGTAAGCGACGAACTGGTCGAGGCGACTAACGCGTATAACATTATCGCCAAGTACACTCCGCCGGATCAAGCGGAAGCAATCGCCCAGCGGTTTAACGACTGGCGTGATCCGACACAGCGGGCGATGCGTGAAGCTATGAGCGAGGAAATCGAAACTAGCTTGGCGGGCATTTCCAATGCAGATATGCTTTCAGACTATCGTTCGAGTACTGAATTTCTTATGCGGCCACGATCCGAATGGGTGCAACTGCCCGCCAACCCAGCAACCTTGAGCCTGATGCGCAAAGACTTTAATGCGCTGTATCAGGAATACTACACACTGTTCGGGGACGAGAAGCAGACGCGTGAGTTCGTTTCGGAACAGATGCAAAATAGCTGGGGACCGTCTGAAATTGGCGGGGAAAACCGACTGATGTTTATGCCGCCTACATCAGGCTCAGCGGGCTATAAGCAATTCCAAGGTTCCTTTAACTGGATCGAAGATGATATTCGCACAAGTCTGGAACTCGGCCCTGACGAGGTATTCGAATTGGTTAGCGATGGCCAGTCTGTAAGTGACCGCGCGAACAATCAACCCGCCTCGTACAAGGTTATGCTGCGAGACGCTAACGGCGCGTACATTACGCGCATGGATGCTCAGGGACTTCCGTTGCGTATCCGCCCAACGCTTACTGAAAAGGCGCAGGACAATGTAGTCGCGCGGCAAACGAAGGCGAACCTCGAGGGTAGAATTGAGAGCAACACGAACCAGATCAATACTTTGATCCGCAACTTACAATTCACGCTGGAAGGCGATGAAGAACGCTCGCAGGCTGAACAAGAGATTAGTCGCCTTCAACAGACGAACACTCAATTGACTTCGCAAATTGGCGAAGTAACGATCAACGAAGACGTAGGTAACCGTATGGATTTGGTCCGCCAGATTGCCCGCCAAACTGAATTACGTGATCGCTATCACGAACGGTTCGACCCACACGACTACAAACGGTACAATGATAATCTGACCGAACTCAACGCCCGCCTGCAGCGATTGGATAACTAATGGAAATTGTTAAGTATGACCCTACAACGGCGGCTCCTGCAACAGGCGTAGCCCAACCCGAGGCAACTGATTACGGGTTGGGCGAAGTTCTGTCCGCAGGTTTTCGCCAAGAGAACGATCTGATCAACCTCGCACAGTACAACATGCGTCCATCATTCGAGCCTGAAGAAGGGTTCGACGTGGTAGCGGCCCTTACTGATAATCTTTTGGGCGACCAATACGCTGACGTTCTAGGCCGTGCGCAAAGTCAGGCGGAATTGGATTTTCTTAACGACAAGATCACTACGGAACTGAAGGATAAGGAAATCCTCGCCACATCTGGTTTTGCGGGTTTCGTGGCTACGGCTGCGGCAGGCATGATCAGCCCTGTATCGCTTCTGCCTATCGCGGGCACTGCAAAGGGATTGAAGGGGGCGAGGGATTCTTTCGCTCTGGCCGCAGGTGCCGTAACTGTCCAAGAAGCCGCACTGTACAATCTCCAGTCGGCGCGGACTGTTGAGGAGAGTTTGGCTGGCGTTGCGATGGGTACGGTCCTTGGCGGGCTGCTAGGCACGGCTTCCCGTTACATAACTCCGCAGGCTAGACTTGACCTCGAGGGTAGTATGGCTCGTTCAGATGGTGAACTAACCATATCGTATGCTGGGGCCAATGGATCACGCGACACGTTGACCTTCCCTACAATCCGTTCTGCGCCCGTAACGCGGCCCATTGACGCGCCATTTGACGTTGCTTCCACCCGATACAAGGTTGCGGCAAGCGAGGCCAATTACAAGGCCACGGGCGGCGATATGGGGGCCATATACGCGGGTACACGCACTACGATGGGCGACATCCCCTCAACGCGCCTAGCCGAATACACAACGGCTCCAATCAAGGGTACGGCCAAGATCACGCCAGAAGTTGCATTGGCTAAAATCCTAGACGCAGTTGGCGTACCCGCGAAAGTTAAAGTAACCCCTCTTTCCGATTACGTGGCGAAAGGGACTGCTAAACAAGACGCTCCGTACGTGCAGTTGAAGAACGTCAAAGCGGCTGCTGGCGATGCTCCTAACATCATCGTGCAAGGTCCAGCACTCGCGGGGATAAAGGAATTGCGTCGCGCTTATCCCGACGTCAACTTCATGACGAATAAGGAGGCGAAACAGTTCGTGAAGAAAGGCGTTGTCTCCAAACCCGTTCCGCAAGTCGAAACTGCAATCAAGATTAGCGATGCCGAAACAGGTAGCCGTAGTTTGAGTGCTGCCGAGTCAGTCACGGCGCGGACGATCGCAAAACCTGGGACGATACGCGCGAAGTTGATTACGGCACTGAACCGAATTAACCCCGTGTCACGTAACCTCGATCAGAAGCTATCCCCTGCAGCGTCAATTTGGACTGAACGGTTTCAACTTCCTGGCGTACGATTGGAAGGCAGTAACGCGGTTCAATCCGCCGCTGGCGAGGGTACGATCCACTCTCGGACCGGAACGCATCAGGCGAAAATTGCTGACTTCGTACAGGAATACGATAACGCCTATGCGCGCCACATTGCTGAAGGTCCCTTGCCGGAAGGTAAACTGTACGGGGCATGGCTCGCCCAGATAAAAGCGAGGATTAAACTTCCAGAGGGAAAATTGAGCTACGTAGACTTCGGCAACGCGGCATTTGACGTGGCGAATACTGGGGTTAAGCACACTGACCAGTTCGTGAATGACGCAGCCAAGGCGCAGTTGAAGTATTACAAAAAAGTCAACGACGTAGTTAAGCTGTACCACGAAGATCGTATCCTTGCCGATGGACCTGACGCAGAACCGCTATACCGCGAACAGGAATTTGTCGAGGGTAGCGACGTGCAGCACTACGTCCACCATCAATTCGATAACGTAGCTGTCGTGGATAACATGAACAGTTTTCTCGACGACTTCACTGCCCACGGTGAGGATATTATGAACGCCCGTTTCTCAAAGGCGCACCAGTCGTTTACCAAAGCCCACACTAAGCGGGTTACTGAGATCGCCAACTACGGAATACCGACCAAGACGCTCACCGCAGACATTACCAAATCGACTGCGCGCGTAGATACGCTTAACAAATTTTACGAGGAAGAGGTTCTTGCCGTCAAAACCGTAGCCAGCGAACTGAAGAAACAGGGTATCAACGGGCTTGAGTTTCGCGAAGCCATGAAGTCATTTCGCAAGGGGCTGGGCTCACAGTACAATGACGCAATGGCTGAAGTGCGCGGATTGAAGTCACGGGTTAAGGCGCTGGAAAAGGTTAAGAAAACGCCACTGAAAAATCGGGCGACTAAGGCGGATAAACTCCGTGAAGAACTTGTCGAGTTCGAGGAAACTTTCGACGCAAAATGGCGTAAAGAAGGCGCTGAAGATTTGAACGTGGTGCGAGGTGAAGCTAACTTCAAAGAGCAGGCTATAGTAGACGCGCAAGAACTTTACCGGAGGATTGCGGGGCAACCTAATCGGGTATCTGGGCTTAGCGTACTTTCTGCCAAACGAGGCCCACAATTGCAGCGTACTCTGGAAATGCCCTACGCGACGAAGAAGAAATACCTCAACCGTAATCCCGAAAACGTCGTCCGCGTTCATGGCCACACGATGTTCCCAGACATGGAAATCTACCGTGCGACTGGGAGTACAAACGGCGCTCGTATCTTCCAAGAGATCGACGATGATATTGCGCGGGGAATTGAGCGGCTTAAGAATGCTACGCACATCTTCGAGGGGCGTCCGGTTATCCGCATGGCAATGAAGGCTGACGAGATCGAAGTATCTGGCGGCAAGGTGGATAAACTGAAAGCGACCACAAAAGACACGCTGTTTAAATTCATCGACCAAACTACGGGGAAGGAAATTCCTAATAAGAAAACACTGCTGGAGATCACGCCGGAACGCAGGATTGAATTGAACCGCGCACTGCTCAAGCAGGGTAACGAGATTATCCGTGACATGCGAGTTATCGTTGACCGTGAACGGCACAGTAGAGGCATCCCTGAGAATGGCGACGCATTCGGCTACCGTCTCGGTCGTGCGGCGCGAAATGCTAACGTGGTTTTGCGCATGGGTACAGTTGCGGTTTCGTCCATTCCCGATTTAGCCCGCCCTGTATTCCGTTACGGCATGAGCAGTGTTTTCAATAACGGATGGGCGCCACTCGTCACCGATTTGAAGAAGGTAAAAATGTCTCGGCAAGAAGCGTATCGGTTCGGGATCGCACTGGACCCGTTACTCCACAACCGCGCGCAGGCGCTATTCGATGTCGGCGAGAATTATTCACTGCGCCAGAATATGGCGGAACGCGGGCTGGAAACGCTTGCAAACAAAACCGGCTTCGTAGCTCTCTTTGATCGGTGGACAGCCGAGAATAAACTGATCACGACTAACATTACCTTTGCCGAGTATGGCAATGCGTTCCGCGTACTGAACGAAGGAGGAAATGCGAAAGAGATTTCCAAGGCGAAGGATTTGCTTTACTCCAACGGGCTGAACGATGATATGATCGGGCGCATCTGGAAACAGTATAATCGCGAGGGCGGCAGTGAACTATTCGACGATGGGTTCCGTTTGCCGAATACCGAAAACTGGGACGACTTCGAGGCGACGATGGCGATGAAAGCCGCAGTGCAAAATGCGATTGACGATTTGATCATTACGCCTGGCCTCGATCGCCCTAGTTGGATGGACGCTAACGAAGCGTTCCGCGTAGTAGGACAGTTCCGTTCCTTCAATTTCACCGCGACGAACAGGACTGTGGTCGCCGGATTACAACAGTCCGATATGGCTTTTATGCAAGGTACTGTTTTATCACTTGCACTAGGGGCCGTTTCGTACTATGCTTGGGCTAGATCAATCGGCGGCGAACAGTGGGAAAAGGCGAAAAATGCGGACGAAAACCTCATCATGTACGAAGCCTTGGGTCGTAGTGGATTACTTGCTGTATTCGGAGAAGGCCAGCGAATTGGCGAACAAATTCCCGGACTTAACGACTACGCAATCTTCGGTGGTGAGGGTCGATCGTCGCGTAGAGCCGACTCAGTTCTCGCGTCTGTTCTTGGGCCATCATACGGGCTAGCATCGGATTTAACTTCGGTTGTTCAGGGGTTAAGTGACCCGACGCAATCAACGCTACACAAGGCTAGGGTGTCGATGGTTCCCTACCAAAACGTATTCTACTTTCGGGCGTTGCTCGATCAAATGCAAAATGGATTAGGCGAGGCCGCTGGTCTGCCAGAAACGAGGCGCTAATGACTATAAATTCTGTAAATCGGTTCGTAATTACCGTCGGTAATGGGGCGACAACTGCGTTTCCCTATTCCTATGTGTTGGCAGCCGAAAACACGTTACTGGTTTACGTCAGGGACAATGCCACAGAAATTGACACATTGACCACCGATTACACAGTGGCTTACGGAGCATCCCTGATTGGCGGAACCGTAACGTACCCAGTGACTGGCGACGTGTTGGCTTCGACTGAAAGTCTTGTGATCGTGGGAAATACTCCGGTGACGCAGACAATCACAGTTAGCAACCAAGGCGGTTTCTTTTCGGGTGTGACTGAAAAAGTATGGGATAAGTTGACCATGCTCGTGCAGGAATTGACGCGCAAGATTGACGATACGGTGGCCTTGCCGATTGGGTCAGGTAGAGTGGCTTTTCCTAATCCTACAGCGGATACGGTTATTATAGGCAATTCCGCAGGTGATGCTTTTATAACTGGGCCTACTTCCAGCCACATTGCAGCGGCTGAGGCAAATGCTACAGCGGCGGCTTTGAGTGCGGTAGAGGCAGCTGCATCTGCGGCATCGGCTGCGTCAGATGCGCTTGATGGTTTAACTGCCACCACGGCAGAGTTGAATATCCTTGATGGTGTAACTGCCACAACGACGGAACTTAACCTTTTAGCTGGCGTAACAACAAACACAAACTTTGGCTTGCTGACTAGCTTCGGCTTGACTACAGGAACAAGTACAGCATATGTTTTGAGCACGGGAAGAAGTTTAGCGTCTCTGCCACAAAACATGCCGATCAACGTGGTATTCGATCAAGAGTGCGGTGACGCGCCAACGATCAATGTAGACGGGCTTGGCGCAGTAGCGCTGCATTGCCGCCGCCGTCTAAACGGTGGTTTGACAGCGATGCAGGCTGGGCAAATTAGGGCTGGTGCAACGCTGGCCATTCGTTACAATGGGACAGAATTTGCGTGTTATGGAGAAATCATACCGCGTGAAGATTTAGAAAATGCAATCAAGGCTGCGGATGAAACCCGCGTCAGCGTTACCGCTACCTCTGCTGATGATACGTTAAACGTAGTTGTATCAGAAGTAGGTTTGTATGAAGTGCGTATCGGGTTGTTCCACAACGCTGGTGCAGGCGCGTTTAAATTCAGGGTTAATCCTCCTGCAAGTTCTGTTCTGCGCTTGGTTGACATGGCGACTGACGTAATCTATGATGGGAACAACATTATTGATAGCGATACGTCAGCTACGACCCGCGCGCATTTCCTAACGGGGATACTGCGTAACACAGTAAGTGGTGGTATCCAAGTGGCATGGGCGCAAAACGCAAGCAATGCTGCTGACACTATTGTAGAAGCAAACTCTTATATGACCCTCCGCTATTTAGGAGAGTAATGCGCAATCCCCTAACTGAGGGTAAGTTATGCCACTAGTACCGCTCCAAATACCTGCTGGTTTTTATCGCAACGGCACACCTTACACCAGAAAAGGGCGGTGGGCAGATTACTGTTTCTGGGTCTTATATAACCAACAGTGCGTAATCCTAAGAGAAGGAGTTTCATCAAATGAACCTTATCATAGCTATGACCGCTACGATACACCTCGGCCTAGCTGGTGATTACAACGAAGTGCACCCACACGCGCAGTTGCAGTTTGATAATGGCGTGGTTGCTGGTGCGTTTCTGAATAGCGAAGACACTGCGTCTGCTTATGTCGGTTATCGGTTTGAGCAAGGCCGCGCATTTCTGGAACTAGGCGGCGTGACGGGCTACGAATACATAGACCTAGCGCCCTATGCGCGCGTTGGTTTCGAAGTAACCGACAACATAGAAGTGTTCGCCGCCCCTGCTTATGAGGCTTTGCCGAGCGAAAACCTCGGTATTGTTCTTGGCGTTTCTGTGCTGTTTGGCGGGAGGACTTACTGATGGAAATTGCAACAATCCTTGAAACACTCGGCGGCGGAGCAACATCGCTTCTCACTGTAGGCATTGGGTGGTTGTATTGGAAGGAGCGCGAGCGGGCGGAAAAGTTTTTGCAGATGATTATCGCGCGCAAAGACGAAGAAATTCGTGCGTCAGTTATTCGTGAGCAGGCCATTAATACGTCGTTGGAAGCTGTGCTTGAAGTAGTGAAAGGCAAGGGTGTCTGATGTGGTTCCGCAAAAAAGTTAATGTTAAAGAATTAGAGCGTCAAGAAGAGAAAGCTCGTGAGGCGTCCCGTATTAGGTCAGCTAAAACCGCTGCGCTTGATAAGGCTTTGCGAGAAGCGATTAATGAAATGCGACCCAAGGACCACTCACATGATTGAATTTTTACTGCAGCCGAATGTTTTAACTGGCGTCCCTGCTCTCGTTTTAGCCTGTTTGGTTATGGTGGCGTTTCGCCAGTATGCGTTTTCGTGGGATGGATCAGTGGTGGCCCATTTGGGTGCCGCCTTGTTTTATCTGGCCTTTCGTTCTGCGGGCCGCTCGGTGTGGTGGGATTGGTTTGGCAGTTTCGGATACGGCAATTCCTCAAATTGGGTTTGGAACACGATTGGCATCTTCGCCTGCTACCATGCGTTGCGGGGCTTTCAGTTGTTGCTGCCGGATAATGAGCAGAAAGACTTTAACATTTTCACAGTGGCGTTTTATCCACGTCGGCTGTGGCCACACTTAAGGAGTTTAAAATGAAACTAGCTATTGTTGTCGGGCATAACTCAAAAGCCCAAGGCGCAATACGGGTGACTGATGGTCGGACTGAGTTCGATTGGAATAATGAACTGGCCAAAATGATCCGTGATTGCGATCCAGAAAGCGTCAAGATTTTCTGGCGTGAAGCAGGACAGCGATACTCTAAACAGATCGACACGGTGTACGCTGAAGTCGATGCGTGGAAAGCTGATTGCTCTATGGAGTTGCACTTCAACGGGAGTGTAAATCCGAAGGCAAATGGCGGCGGTACTTTCTCAAGCGGTTCTCACGGGTCGTTGGAACTGGCCACATTTACTCGGACACGGGTTAGCCATGCGTTAGGGAATAAGGATAGGGGTGTTCGTATTCTCGGTAAGGGAGATCGTGGGGGGCGTTCACTGTTTGCGGGTAAGTGTCCCGCAATTTTAACTGAACCTTATTTCGGCACTCACGCGAAAGACTGCCGCATGGCCTCACATAACATAGATCAGTTAGCAGAGGCGTATTACGAAGCTGCGGTTTCCTTTTGCAACTGAAACTGTGGTTAGCCATCGGTGCACTGCTCGCAATCATAGGCGCTGGCGCTGGTGGCTTCTTTGGCGGAAAACAGTGGGCTGAAAATGTTCAAGCGGGGAAAGAGAAAATTATCCTCGTTGAACGGAATAGGCTGGAAGCCGCTAGACAATTACGTGAGGCCGATCTACTCGCCCGCGCAAGAACATTGGAGGATCAAGCGAATGAAGATTCGATTGTTAGTGAGTGCGTTCTTCCTGTTGGGCGCGTGCGAAGACTTAATCTTCGTTGAACCGCCTGTCGTAGCCCCATGCGACTTGCCAGTAACGCTTCCCGATCGTGGACTTAACACCCGCGATATTGAGGTCTTTTGGGGACGAGACAGAACCGCATTGCGCAGTTGCGCAGACAAACTTGAAACATTAGTCGGCCCACGCTGACGGAAAGAGAATAACATGGCACACTATACAGCAACCCAAGAGTTCGGGCCTTTCAATAACATAAACAGTGATAAAACTGTTCTTCTTGTTATCGACGCAGGAACGGGTACGGCGACACTGCAATTTGAAAGCTACAATGTGGCTTCGGATGCGGTAGCTTGGATTACGCAAGAAGCGTTTACAGTGGACGCAATCAAACGGGTTGAAGTCGGCGGCGGGAATTGGCGGGTACTTATCGCTGGAAACGCTGAATTTGACTGGGTCGAATAGGGAGTTAAACTTATGCCTACTATGAATGCTATTAGGGATTGTACCCATTCTGTTTTTGGCCTGACTTCGGAGATAGTCGCGGCAGTTGTTGCTACGGTCGCCGCTGCGGCACAAGATTTGCGCGTTGGTGATACCGTTGGCGACATTACGAACATCGCTACTCTGCGGAACGTGAACAACTACACGGCAGACGGTACAGTAGCCACGCCAGAAATCCGCGTTAACGGAATGGCTGCGCTCAATGC